CTTCTATTAAATCTAATACTCTACCTACCATACGAGAATGTTGCGCCATAATATATTCATGTTCATCTGTTACTTGACTAAGATTCATTGGACTCTCCTATAATTTTTGTTGTACTTCTGCTATAAATGCAGGCAATACTCTAGATATTACTGCCCCAATATCCACATTAGCGGAATCTAAAGCAACTGTTATAGGTGCAGCTTGTCGTTGATGTCCATCAACATATGTTCCATCTTTTTTCCTATATCCAGCTACTTGCTTTGGTTGCTTTGGTTGATATGTATACGAATTTCCTTCTGTTAGGGGTATTTTAAAATTAATCTGAGAGCCTGCTCTCTGTACAGTTCCACCCTGTTGATGTACTTGAGCTTCAAGCGCAGACTCAATTAATCTAGGTAAATCAGTCTGTATAGCTCTTTGAATTATTTGACTTTTATTTACCATAATCGCTCCCCCATTTAATTATACTGAATTTATCCAAGTCTCTGGAATTACATCTATAAAAGTCTCTTTAGATGTGTCATATTTATCTAAATAAAGTACTTCTTTCCCTATATATCCATGAAGAGGATGCCAATATGTTACGATATGTTTCGGCGGCGTATATACAACAAGTTTCTGAAGCGCATACTCATCTCCACCTTTCATCGTACCGCAGATATGTACTTCACCTGTACCAATATCAAATTCATCTACTCTATGGAAATGTCCCATCATTACTGAATCAAATCTATAGTTAAGAACGTTCCTAAAATTGGATACCTGTCTAAGAATTGCTGTTCCTAATCCCGCACCGGGAACTGAATCTCCATGCATTATTAAAATTTCTTTATTACCTACATTAAACGAATTTATAAAACTTTTCGGAATATCAAAGGTAATATTTTTTTGTTCTCGACAAAATGCTGCTACCCATTGATACAACATATAATCCCAATCCATATATTTATCTTTCATTGGAGGTTTACGAGTCATTCGTCCATGATTGCCGACAACGCAAGGCACATGAATCATTTGAAAATTACCTGCTAAGAACATTAAAGCTTGTGCAACTAAATTGGCTCCTCTAATCATCTGACCCATACAATTATCTATATTTGTTCGGGCTAATTCCTCATGGATATCCCCACTAATCATATCTCCTAACATTGGAACCATTAGACAATCTACAGGCGCAAAATTACGCCGTAATTCAACTAGCTGGAGTAATTGATGCGCCCATCCATATAATCGCTTATTAAAAATATCAATGCTATATGAATTCAAGCCTGCCATTTGTTCCGCTTCAACTCTATCTCCAATGTGCAAATCTGTAAGTGGAGCAACGCACACTTGAGGAGTGCTAGCTCCTTTACTCGTTTTAGCAGAAGGTATTTGCACAGCACGGATAGCAGGAGCCATATTCTGTATTGTATCCACAATAAGTTCTTTTTTCGTTGAATCTTTGATCGAAGTTTCATATAATTTTTTCCAAAATAAAGATTCAGCCTTATAAGTAGCGACTTTTTTATCCAATTTTACCCTATCCTCTACTGAAAAATCAGTCGGTGGGTTGTCTGAATAAACCTCCCTGTCGTACCATCTTTGTACGGTTGTTCGATGGGTGTTTATACCATGCACTTCCGCTAGCCACTTTACGATTGATGTCCACGTTTGACCTACTCGACGCTTTTTTACGATCTCTGATCTTGCCTCTTCTGGAATCATATGTCCTCCTTACTGTTAACACTATAACTTTCCCACAACTAATACAGGACAAATCTTTATCTAAATTCTTTCCTAAAAGACCCTTACATTTTGGACAATTAAACTTCATGTAACCAATCTAACATTTTTTGTACCGCAGATTTTTCTGCTTTGATTTCTTCGTTTTCTTCTGGAATATCTAGCATCTCTTCAGTACTACCTTCCTCATCTGGTTCCGTTATTGTATCATCTGAGTCTCGTTTCAACGAATCTAACCCAACAGGCATATTTGTACTAGATAATTGTAATGGACTACCACCATGTACCGAATATTGGGTGATATTAGTTGATGCAATATTATTACTTTCTTTATTAGTTTCATAAGACTTACCTTTTTTAGCCTTATCTTCATCATCAATGCCCTTAACATTATTAACAAACTCATTTTGTTCCACATCAGAGTTAGGATCAAGACGTGGTTTGCGTTCAATGAAGGGTTCTTGGGGACGTTGTGTAGAAAACTGTTTAGGAGTATTGGCAGTGGTATTACCATGCGTAGGCATCTTTTGCATGGCTGTAAATGCTACATTCGTATCTTGAAAATTATTTCCACTCTCATCTCCCGGATTTAAATACGCACCTGTTGGTAAGGACTGCGACCTTTTATCTTTGTTTTTACGTGCAACAGGACGATTCATATTACGTGCATCGTCTACGCCTACTTCAGCCATAACGGTTTCCTTTGGTATACTACTATTACCCAATGCCCCCGCTCCAATAGTAACTGGAACGGTGTTCTCTGTGGTAGGTGATCTATTCACCTCTTCATCTCCCCCCCGTTTTTTCGCTTTAGTCTCTTGTGGAAAGGGTGGCTGATAGGGTCGTTCATTATATGGAGTATATGTTCCATGCGGCCCTTCCCCAGCCTTGCGTAACTCGTCCCCAACATGATGTATTAGTTCTACAAGAAAAGTTTCATCATCGAGAGATTTGAAACTATTATTAAGGAAGTCGTCTAATTTAGCGGGGCCAGATTTATTTTTTTTCGATCCGGAAGACCGACGATGTAATAGCTTATCTTTCTTTGCTCCATAGGTTGGTGTAAAAACACCGGGATCAGAAGAAACAGCTACTGTACCCATATCTGCTGCACCTCCATCGTCCTTCTCAATAGACGCAGCCAAAAATGTTTCTTCCGGATTGATGGGCAAACCTTCAATAGCAAAGCGTTTAGCCTGTTCTGTCAGTAATGCTTGTTTAGCATCCTCCAGTTCTTTTTTTTTCGCGTCAGCCTCCGCTTCTTCTTCCAACGCTCCTAAGTTCTGTGCTGATGCTTGACGCTGCCTTGTTACCTTCCGTTTAAATTGTTTTGGCGTTAGACCATGTATATTTTTAGTCGGCATCTGTTAACTCCGTAACATCTGAAAACAGTTCATCTACCATAGACATTTGTTGCTGGTCATTAGTCGTAGGAGGTGTTTGGAAATGGTTAGTAAACATGGCTTTTTGCACATCTAACACACCGTTTTGCGTTAAGTCAGCAACATAGTCTACACCATCTTGAACAAACCACATCTGTTTACCGTCGTCTGTAACCTCTTTAATAATCGGTGATAGATAGCCCTTATTCACTAAACCTTGCATCCACATTACAGGTTTAGGAGATTTCTTTGGTGTTCCCATACCTTTAGGTTCATCAGCTTTATCCCGTGCTTCAGCATATTCATCTATATCCCGTTCCTTGCGCCCTCCAATACCGGCAGGCGGTGTAAATCCTGCCCCAAAGACCATACCATTTTTACCTTTCGTCATTTCCATCATTTGCATAGGAATAGGCGGGGCTGGAGCGGCTCCTCCACCTTCACCACCACCCGGTGCCGCCCCTTGATTACCGGGGGCTGGGTTAACGCCCGTTGGCGCACCCGGCTGTTGAGACATTTGTTGTTGCATTTGAGCGTTCATCATATCACTCTGTTGTTCCATTTGATCAAGCCCCATTGCCATCTGTTCACCTTGCATCTGAGCCATTGGAACAGCACGACCAGCTAGAACAAATTCAGCATCTTCTAAGGGAACGTTATCATCTTTAAGTTTAACTTGATATCCCAATTGAAGATACATATTTACTACTTGAGCGCGTTGTTGGGCAAAACTAATACGTGTCGCTTCAGCCTTTTCTTCAGGCAACGGAAGTTGTAATTCATAATCAGTTATTCCAAAAGCATTTAAAATCTGGGGAAATACTTTCTCGTGGAACAATCGTTGATCAGATTCTACAACCCTACTCATAACTACAAGCTGCTGTGTCTGGGTAGATAATCCACCAAAAGCTTCAGGCGCACCTTGCCATGCAGGAGTAACGCCCCACATTGCCGCAATTCTTTCTCTAATCTCGTTCCGTACAGGAAGATACTCCATTTCCTGCAATGTATGGAAGAGACGCACCATATCAACTCGACCCCGTTGGTTTCGTGATGACACAGCAACCATTGGAATATAATTAGGGTCTTGTCGTACTTGCGCTGCAATATGTGACCGCTCTCGCCGTAAGCTTTCCGGATCATCAGTATGTACCATGATCATTGAGGCAGGCATTTTCCTCTCAAAGAAATATCTGTAAAGATTTTTATCCATTCCAATTAACGTTAAAGCTTTCTCAAAAATTGTTAGTAATGGACTCCACCCATATGTTTCGGAAGGGGAAAATTTAGATAGATGAATTATTTCATTATCGAGCAAATAAATATGCTTATTCCTATGATAGTATTTATACATAACAGGCTGACAAGCCACTTTACACCCCGTATCCTCACATGTTCGGGGGGATTCATACAATTTTTCTCGATGTATGGGGCATAAAAAATGAGCATTTTTTGGTAGGCCAGCCGCGTCCAAATCGAACTCAACCAAGGCTGGGTTAAGCCTTCGGATTTCCATGACTTTTGATCGTATTTTCCCATCGCCAGTATCCTTATATTCTTTAGCTAAATATAAAAATCCGTCATCGATTGAATTGACATCAAAATGAAACTGTCTTAGCACTTCCTCTAAACTTTGATCAAAAATATTACAGTCATCTACAAATGCTTTAAGCCTTTTCACCTGATCTTGATCAGGATTTTCAACTGTAGGCTTCCACACAATTCCCCGTCTAAACACCTCGTTCGTAATATGATGCAACGGCGCACGTATTTCTTCTACCGAAAAAGTGACCATTTGTAAATCCATTATCAACTGTTGACGGTAAGCCATTTGATGGCGTACCCACGTATTAACTACGTGATCAAGGCCAATGGTTGGTGCTTGTCCTGTATTACCCGCTTTAGCTAATTGGAGAAAACTTAACGATTCGTTTAACTCAGCCATTTTATTGGCGTAACCGGGTAATTCAGGTAAATATTCTGAAAGTTTCATATATTAATCCTTACTTAAAGTCTCAACATCTGACATAGCTGTCAACTTTAAAATTGAAGTCATTGCCATCTCTTTTAATCTATAACCATCAGAGCGTTTATCCCGCATATCCAATTCTAATTCTCGATTTCTTGCCTCAAGACGATTTATCTCACTCTTATATTGTACTAATTCTTTGTCCATTTCCAGAAGTTTTGTACTTTGTTCTTCATTTACCAAAAGGAAATCACCTTCAGGTGTCTCTTCGTCTGTTCCTAAATGAGCATTTTCAAGTACTCCTATTCGTGCTGCTTCTCGTATCAACACTATAAATTCGCCTTCTGTTAAAATCTTAATGGCAGGACTATCATCTGGTACATCGTCATCAACATCATAACCAGTTAAAGATTCATGCCACGTATCCAAAATACGCCATGTCTTCGTATCTTCATCTCGATTCGCGATATATTGTTGGTCACGTTCTCTAAGCATATTACCCATCATGAGTTCATACCATCCTTTACTACGCTACGAATTTTCTGTGTAAACTAGTCCACTCTTCGGTTTTTTTCTGTTAATATTGTAAGTCTAATGCATCCGCTAATTGTGTTGGACTAAATCCAACTATTGCTTCATCCCCTATCACTGTTACTGGAGTAACCCTATAGCCCATTTTCAATAGAGTTGCATGATTATCATTACTTTCAGAAATATTTCGTTCTTCAAATTCAATCTCATGTTGTTTCAACCAAGACTTGGTTGCCATGCACGGCCCTCAACCAATTGATGTATATACGATTACTTCTTCCATTCAGTCCTCCTTCATGGCTTTTTCACGACAGGTTTGATCAGCACATAAACCAACTAATTCACCTTTATTATAGGCCGCAGTAAATGTTCGCCAACTACATACTATACAAGTTCGTTGTAGTGTTGTCCATATTACACCTACAGAATCACGCATTCCACTCTCCTTAATTAACTATCAAGTAAAGTAAGGTTATCCAAACCCCACTCATAATACCTAGATTAGTAACCATCATAAACTTTTCAAACATGTGAAACCTCCTTCTTTCTAACCTTCTCTATTACACTATCCTATATGATTTACTCTGGGATCATTAAATTTTCTATAGCATTAATAGCCGTCTTGGTAAACTGTCGAAGTTCTTTAACAATAGCTTTCTTTTCTGCCGTTGTAATTTTTTTATCTTTCATCGCATTTCCAAGAACTTCTACTACATCTATAGCTTCTTTTATAATAGCTTTACCCTCCGCAGTTTGTCCCATGTTTAACTGCATCATGGTAATTGCTAACTGCATTAACATAAATGGATTCATATTAGATCACTCTCCTTTCTTTCGTAAAATTGTAGGCACAATAACCCATAAACTAAATAAGATCATAAATGCGATAATAGCAATAAGCATTATTCTATCGGAACCAATTCATTAAGTCTAGCTCGTACTTCATCTACATCCTTTTCAAAATAATCATAATTGAGAGGGATAAATGCCTCTTCAGCTTTAGGTACATCTCTTTCGTCAAAGATTGAATTAACTGGACAAACTGGTTCACACGCCGCACAGTCGATACATTCATCGGGTGCGATATACACCATTCGGTCTACTCCCTCCTCAAAGTAAATACAGTCTACTGGACAAACCTCTATACATGCTGTATCTAATACATCTACACAAGTAGACGTTACTATATATGTCATCTTACTCCTCTCGTTCCTTCTC